TTCTTTTTGTTCGTAAGGAATATGCGTATCGTTTAATTCAATAATAATACATCCGTCTCCCTCACATTCGTGGCAATCAATACATAAACTTTTCATAATTTCTAATTTTAATTGTTAGACAAATATAATTATTCTTTTTAATATAACAACTATTTTAACAAAAAAAAGAGGAAATTTTTTACGTTTCCTCTAATTTGCTTTGCCGAGCCTCAGCTATTTACTAAAGAATTTACCAAGTTTTTCTATTGATTTACTTGACAAATTTTGTCCATTCATAAATTTATGCAAGTTAGGTTGTCGAACCTCTACAATTTTCGAGAAAGCATTTAAGCTCAATTCGTGTTTTTGTAGGTATTGCCGAACCATTAACCGCGTAATTCCGTTTACTTCACTTAAAACTCTCGCTTCCTCTTTCATAAATTACTTAAAAAATCATCAAAATCTTTATTTCCGTATGTTGGTTTGCCAGTTTTTACAGGTTGTTCCTGTACTGGTTTAAAACTTAGGCTTAAAAACTTACCGCTTTTACCCTCTTTAACCCAACTTGAAACATAATAATCAGCTCCATTGATAGTTGCTTTTCCCTGATAGTGCGGGTGCGTTTCTTTTTCTCGCTTGTTGTTAGTGAATAACACTCCACTGTTGTCTTTCTTTTCCATTTTTACTTGTTTATATTTGATTATTATTTACAAACCATTTAGAAACCTCGTTTATCGATTCAAAGTTAATTACCTCGAATTTATTTGATTCAAAGTTGAAGTTTACTAAACTCAATGTTTTTATTGCTTTTTCAAAGTTGCATATCTTACAAACTTTAACCACTCCCAAATCTGATTTTAACTGATATTTTCTATTTGACTTATTGAACTCAGATAAAGGCAGGTTTCTTTTACAATTAAAACATTCTTTCATTACTATTTACTTGTTCTCGGAACGTATAAATTTGTAAATCTTTCACGACTGCAACAAAATTCTCTTATCGTGTTTTTGGCGTTTTGCCTAATTACTTCATACCAAACTTTAGTTGATTTTATTTCTTTGATTTGAACGACTTGGTCGGTTCTTGTTACGTTGGTATAATATCCCATTTCTTTTAGTTCATTCATCTTATTCTGGTTTAAAGGTTAATTAATAAATTGTTATAATACTCTCTACATTCTTCAACACGTTGTTTAATCTTTTCAATTATTTCTTCGTCTTTTGCTATTTTAAAAACTTTTAAACGCTTTTCTTTTGGAATGTGATCAAAGTTATGTTTCGACTGCACAAAATCCCTTACATCCAAACTTTCATCAATTAAACCTTGTTTCCAGTGTTCACGCCTAACTTCATCTTCAACTATTTGAAATGGGGTGTTTACAAGGCAATAACAAAGTAACGCTTCGTCTTTTCCTGTTAACCACATATACCCTTGCAATTGGTAGTAATAATCTTTGTTAGGGCATTCGGTTTCAAAAAACGGAAAAGTAGTTGCGTCCCAAGAACATTTTACATCGATTAAAACTTCATTCGTATTTACGTCAGGAGTTCCAGTTAAATAGTCATTGGTTAAATTCTCGTCATTTTTATAGATGAACCCTAAGTCAAGAACTTCGTTTACTAATTCAATCCCTTCGTCTTCTACTTCGTTACCTTTGTCCGTGTACCTGCTCCAAAATTCCTTACGGATTCCGTATTTATGCTCAATCGCAAGTTCCTGAATGTAGGTCTTTGTAGTTTTAGAAAGAACCTCCCCTTTTGTTTTGGGAAGACTCATCAATTTTCCTATTTGTGAAGCTCGTATTTTCATATCAGTAACAATGCTTTTTGTTGAACTTCATTTAATTCGAACTTAGCTTGTAGTTCTTCAGCTGTAAATTCTCCATTACGGATTGCTTCTACTGCTTTTAAGAATCGTTCACCTTGTATTGTAGGCTTTTTTGCTTCCGTCTTTACGGCTTTTATTTGTTCTCCAGCTGCATCAACGTCTTTATCGGTTACAATACCTAAAATCGAAGATAATGCGTAACGTCTTAAATAAGTAATTGCAGAACCTAAAACCTGAAAGTCATTCATCCCTTTAAGTTGAACACCTTGAGGAATATCCGTTTGGCTGTCTATTTGTTCACCGCTTTCGCAATGAAATAAACAAGTTACTATTTGTTGGCCGTTAATTAGTTGGGTAAATCCTAATCCGTGTTTTTGTAATAACGGGTTAATTACTTCAAAGATTTTCGGAAGGTCTGCATACGAATATCCGTAGCCTTGCGTTCCTTTGTGAATTACTGGCACTTCCTGTTGAAATGCTGCTAAACTTTTAAATAGGTTTTTCATAATATAAATTTTAATTGTTTGACAAATATAACTATTCTTTTTAATATAACAATGGATAAATGTTAAAATTTACAATAAATATGCTTAAATCTATTTAACATTATTTCCGAAAAGTATTGTTTTGCCTTTTGTATTCCGTGTTTATTTATCATTGATATAAATAATAAAATATTAAAATACGTGTAATCCATAAAATCAAATACTGGGTTCTTTATTTCTTTATAATCAGTTAAGAACTCAAACCATTCATTTTTATATCTACAGTTAGAAAGCATTTCGTGAATTTCATTTTCGCAATCATAATTAATTACTTTGAAAGTTACAACGTGAGGATTAGCAGTGGTTATTTGTCTTATTCGACTATCAAAATCTTTTGTTCTTCCAACTTTAAAAAATCCAAACCTATCTAAAACAATATAAGTAACATAACCATTCTCAGTTCTTGAATTATTTTTAATTGTTTTTTGTAAATTTTTTCGCATCATAAAAATTTCTTTAATCCTGTCGCGCATCGTTCAATGCTGTTTGCTCGTTCCTGAAGGCTTTGAATTTGTTCTTGGATGGTTTGCTTACAATCGCTTGTAAAATAGCCGTTAGACGTCGCAATAAGCGGTATTATGCCATTTGTTCGAATGTAGTTAACCATTTTACGCAAACGAACTCCAGTCATTTTAATTTTATAACCTTTCGTGTTTAGATATTCGTTCATTCGGGTTACTATTAACTCCGATTTGATAGGGTTTTCTTTTTTGTAGTTTCTGAATCCGTGTACCACTACAGGCAAAATCTCCATTTCTTCGCTTGTGAGTTCGTGTGTGAACTCTTCAAAATTAGTTACGCTCATAATTTAAGTTTTAATTGTTGGTTCAAATATACTTATTCTTTTTAATATAGCAAATAATTATTTATTTATTTTCTAATTGTTTAATCTTTTTTTTATAGATGTTAATTATTTCTTTTAGCTCGTCCTTTGTAAACTTCCGTGTTTCCTTGCTTTCAGCTTCCAATATGTTAAATCTTTCAATGCCTATCTTTGAAATAAGTCGCGTTCTATACTCCAGAAGATTGCCAGACAAAAACTGATTACACGTAATGCAGGAACTATGTACGTTATCTTCATTAAATCGAACGTTGTAATGGTTGTTAGCATTCCAAAAATGCGAAGCGTTTACACGTCCTGTAATCGGTTTATCGCAGCTTATACAAGGTAAACCCTTATCTCGTAGGTTTATCCATTTGTTAAACACCTGTTGGGTTAATTTAAGGTAGTCGCTTAATGTCATTAAATCCAACTTTGCTTTTGCTTTCGTTTTTTTCCATACTTTCTCCTTTTCGGATTCTACCCAAACACGGACACACTCATCGTTTAAGCAGTATTTCATATTAAAGCGGATAGGCTCAAACTTCTCTTTGCAGTTTTTACATTTCATATTAATCAGTTATTGAGTAACCTACAAATTGTCCTTTTCTGTTTTTACTTTTTGTTATTTTACAACTTGCAGATTCTTTAACATTTTCATATAAATATTTAAAGTTATTTTCATAAATTAAATGTTCAGATTTTGTCATTCTATATTCAATATATTGTTCTTGAACTAATCTTTCTCTTATTTCAATAAAATCACACGGAAAAAATGCTAATAATTTGTAGGTTGCATTTTTATTATAATAATACATTCGTGTTTCTATATTGCTTGTTTTACCATATTTTAAAACTGGAAACATTTTACCAGTCCTTAAATTTTTCCAATATGTTTTACATATATACAACCCTTTTAAATTTTTCATAATTCGTAATTTTTAGTTTTTAATTGTGATTGTAAATCAAGAACCTTAAATTTTTCTTCTTGAAGTAACTTTTCAAGTCTAAAATTCTGCTGTAATGCTGCTCTTAGTTCCTTTTCCATAGCATCGTAACTTATTTTCACTTGTTGTAAGTCTGCTAAGGTACGTTCCATTGAATGTATTAAATCATATCTATTTGAAGCACGTTCTTTTATTTCTTCAAGACTTAGTTTAATCTTTAAATAAGTAGTGTCTAAGTTTACTTTGCCTGTTATAATAGTCAATTCGTCCATTTATTCGTGTTTTTGCTTATTTTAGTTTATTACCTTGAAAGTAAAATACAGTTTTTTATATGTTAGTTAAAAGGGCGAATTCTTTTTTATCTTTTCGCTAAACGAAAGTAATTCTTTTCCGTTTACTATATCGGGTTCAATTAAAGGAAGTTGTTTAGCAGGAAAACTATTTGAAACCGTGACAT